TGGAGATTTATGGTTTGATACATTAACAGAGAGAGTTCATGTATATTATGGATCTGTTTGGGTAGCAATTGCAACCCTTGAAGATGCAGAAGTATTACAAGATCACATTCACGACACAGCAATTGATGGATCTGGATTAGTAGTAAGCACATTTGTTTCTGGAGGTGCTTATAACGAGCCAGGAGTTCTTGTAAGCGCAGGAGACTATAGCACATCATCATGGGAAAATACTTATGATGGTGGTATAGCAATAGATAATTTTAACTAATTGTCTGTTATAATGTAAGAAGAAAATTTCTGTAGGAGGAAATTAATATGGCAACAAGAATGCAGCAACGCAGAGGTACTGCAGCACAATGGACATCTGCAAACCCAATTTTAAATGCAGGTGAAATGGGATGGGAGTCAGATACTAATAAATTTAAGATTGGTGATGGCACAAATCATTGGGCAGACCTTGACTACTTTATTGATCAATCCTCCACAGTAAACCCTGCATTTGGCTCTAGTATTACATTTGAAGGTTCAACTTCAGATGCATATGAAACTACTCTTACAGTTGTAGATCCTACAGCAGATAGAACAATTACATTGCCAAACTCAAGCGGAACAGTTGTTTTGGCTGACGGTAGTGGAAATATTACAGTTTCTGGTAACTTAACAGTAAATGGAACAACAACATCTGTTGATACAACAGTAATTAATGTTACAAATGCTTTTGCGTTTGAAGGCGCTACTGCAGACGCATATGAAACAGTTCTTACTATTGAAGATCCTACTGCCGATAGACTTATTACACTTCCAAATACTAGTGGAACAATTGTTACTACAGGAAATCTTTCTGCTACTGGTGCTACAGCAGCAGAACTTGGATATTTAAGTGGAGTAACATCTTCAATTCAAACACAAATTAATGCAAAATCTAACTCTGCAAATCCTACATTTACTGGAACGGTAGTTTTGCCTGCGACAACATCAATTGGAGATATTTCTGAAATAGAAATTGGATATATAAATGGTGTTACTTCTGGAATTCAATTACAACTTGATAGTAAGGCATCACTTAATAGCCCAACATTTACTGGGACAGTAGTTTTACCAACAGCAACATCAATTGGTGATGTTTCTAATACAGAGTTACAATATGTAAACGGTGTTACTTCTGGAATTCAGGGCCAACTAGATGCAAAGGCAAGTACATCTCATACACATTTGCTGGCAGCAGGAGCAACAGATGTTACCGCATCAGCATCTGAATTAAACATTCTTGATGGTGTTACTGCCTCTACTGCAGAGATTAATGTTCTTGATGGACTTACTGCATCAACTACAGAACTTAATTATGTTGATGGGGTCACATCTGCAATTCAAACACAGATTGATGGAAAGGCTTCAACATCACATACACATGCACAATCTGACATTACAAACTTAACAACTGATCTTGCTGCAAAAGCAAGTCTTTCGGGAGCAACATTTACTGGCACAGTAACTCTTGCAGCAGATCCATCAAGCGCTCTTGATGCAGCAACAAAGCAATATGTTGATGCAATGACCGAAGGACTTAATGTTCATGCTTCAGTAAAAGTTGCTACAACAGCAAATATTACCAATACTATCATTGCAGAAGATCTTGAAAATGGTAAGACAATAGACGGAGTTACTTTAGTTACTGGAGATAGAGTTCTTGTAAAAAACCAAACAACAAAGTCTGAAAACGGTATTTACATTGTTCCTGCTAATGGAGTTGCATCTCGTGCAACAGATTATGACTCAACACCAGAAGTAGATGCTGGAGACTTTATTTTCGTAGAGTCTGGTACCACAAATGGAAAGACTGGTTGGGTACAAACAAACGTAATTACAACAATTGGTACAGATGCTATTGAATTTACTCAATTCTCTGGTGCTGGAACTGTTACAGCAGGGACAAATATTTCTGTTTCTGGAAATCAGGTTTCTGTTATTGCAGCACCTACATTCTCAGGTTTAGTAACAGCATCAGCCTCTGGTGTAGCATTTTCTGATGGAACACAAACAAAAGAAGGCGTTCCATCAAGAACACCAATTATTCAAAAGACAGATTCTTATACTCTCTCTTCTTTAACAGAAAGAGATAGTTTGATTGAAATGGGCAAATCAACCGCTCAAACTCTTACTGTTCCAACAAATGCTACAGTAGCATGGCCAGTAGGAACTTCAATAAACATTCTTCAAACTGGAGCAGGTCAGGTAACAGTTGCTGGTGCAGTTGGAGTAACAATTAATGCAACACCAGGATTAAAACTACGTGCACAATGGTCGTCTGCTACTCTTTTAAAAAGAGCAACTGATACATGGGTACTATTTGGCGACCTATCAGCATAAAATGTTGGTATAATAATAAAGGAAAAGGAGTAACATGTCAAAAAATATTGGTATTAGATCTTCAGCGCAGGATAACTTTTTACAACCAGAAAATGTTACTTCTTTAACTGCAACAGATGTAGGAACAAGCCGTCCATATCTAGCGACAGCAAATACAACCTCTGCAGCATCAGCATCAGGAACTGGTGGAGCAGTAAGCCTATCGTGGACACTTCCAGCAAGTTCTCCAGCAGCAACTTCTTATGAAATTACTACCACACCATCAACATATACGCATGATACTGGATCCTCTTCAACAAGTTATACATTTCAAGGTCTTGCATCTAATACATCTTATACATTTACTGTAAAAGCAAAAAATGCTACTGGAACAGCAAGCGGAACAACATCTTCTTCTGTAACAGCAACAACAGTTCCAAATGCACCATCTGCACCATCCGCATCTTCAACTAGCGGAAGCCAGGATGTTGTAACTTGGTCAGCACCAGCAGCAACTGGTGGAAAAGCAATTACAAGTTATACTGTTGTTTCCAGTGATGGCCCATCATATACTAACGCAACATCTCCTTTAACTATTAATGAATCTGCAGGAACATCACAAACTTATAGAGTTATAGCAATAAATGCAAATGGTTCTTCTGCTCAAAGTGCTGCCTCTAACTCTGTTACTACTCAACCATTTTTCCCACCATTCTTTCCATTCTTTCCACCATATTTTCCATTCTTTCCACCATATTTTCCACCACCGTTCTTCCCACCGTTCTTCCCACCGTTCTTCCCACCGTTCTTCCCACCATATTTTGGATACTTCTCCGATTAACATAAATTGTTTATGCTATAATTAAATATAGACATAGGGAGTTTTTTGTGCAGTGGTTTGATTTGCCAAGAGAAGAAAAAATTAATTATAGACTTAAAGAAACTAATATTGGCAATAATATTATTGCTACTAACTTAGACTATGGAATTCATCTTTATAGTAATGCAATTTCAAAAGATAATTGTGATTTTATTATAAATACTCTTGAATCAGAAGTTGAAAAAGATAATACTTTAAGATGGCAGGGTGCAAAAGTTAATGATGTTGAGAATAAATTAAATGCTAGAAACTGCTTTGATATTAAGTATAAAAGAGAAAATTTAGGTAAATATCAAAAATATAATCAAGGTTTATTTGATATTCATAAAATTGTAGAAGATCAACTTGATTTATGTCTTCAACATTATGAATCTTTATGGCATTTAAAGATGAACTATAAAGAGGCTTTTAACTTTGTTAAATACTCAAAAGATGAATATTTTAAAACACATGTTGATCACGGACCTTATTATACGTGCACAATATCTGCAGTAGTATACCTTAATGATAATTATGAAGGTGGAGAACTAGATTTTACTAGACATAATTTATCAATAAAGCCAAAGGCGGGAGATATTGCAATATTTCCTTCTAATTTTGTATATGAGCATGAATCAAAAAATATTACAGACGGAGTTAAGTATTCTGTTGTAGTTATGCTAGACTATAATGATAATAATCATAAGGAGAATCATGGAAACAATTATTGAGTCAAACAATTTTTATCCAGGACAAACTTGGTCTTCTTACGAAGATCTTGGAAGTGGAATTTTTGTATATCATGATGTTTTAACTAAAGATATTGACATTATTAATAGATTAGAGTCTGTTGTGTCTAATGATGAAAATGCTAGGTATAAGTGGAGAGAAGCGCTTGTTGGATATCAGCAAAGAATGCCAGAATATAGAGATTGTGTAGATTTTAAATTTAAAAAAACTGATATTGAGCATGATAAATCTAATGAGTCTTTGTTTTTACAAAATCTTTGGCAAGATGTATATGACAAGTCAAAACCAGTTGTTGATCATTATTGTAATAGTTTTCATATAGGTGAATTAAAATATTGGGAAGCAATGAATTTTATTAAATATGGTCCAGGACAGCACTTTCAAGAACATCATGATCATGGGTTCTCTTATAATTGCGTTGTTTCGCTTGTAGGATATCCCAATGATGACTATGAAGGTGGAGAACTTACTTTTAGATTACAAAATTTAAACATAAAGGCTAAGGCTGGAGATCTTTTTGTTTTTCCGTCTAATTTTATGTATCCACATAGAGCAATGCCAGTAACATCTGGTACTAAATATTCTATAGTAACCATGCTTGATTATAGTGCAAAGTTTCATAATCCAAAGTTTTATCAAGAAACTGAAGACTAATGATTTCTTTAGATTTTTATAAAGAAAGAGGATCATTAATTAATTTTTATCCATTAACAATGAAAAGGGATTGGATGGAAAATACAGATAGTAAGCATGCGTATAGGTGTTTTCCAGTTTCCTCTGCTAATTTAGTTGGATGGACATTTTCATTTCCTGAAGATATTACTTTTATTTGGGATGGAGTTTCAGATACGTTTTCTGATCATATTAAAATTATTAAAGGTCATAAGTTTATAAATTTAAATAGGGCAAATGCTACTATTAGTTTTGAGACTAATCTTTATTTAAAAACAGATAATGATATAAGCATTATGATAATGCCAGTACCAAATCAATTTATTGAAGGAACTAACTGTTTTACAACAATTATTAATCCATCAATACTAAAAGCACCAATTCCTGCTGCATGGAAAATAACTCTAGCAAACAAAGAAATTACTATACCAGCCAACACTCCAATAGCATCTATTATTCCTATTTCACTAAAAGATTTACAAAATGTATCTGTTAATTTATATAATGCACAGTTTGGTCAGGATCATTATAATTTTTTACAAGATTATGGCATGGCATCACAAGAAAAAACAATGATAGATAAATGGACTAACTTTTATAGAGATGGGGTTGATCACAAAGGTAATAAACTTGGCGAACATGAGGTTAAAAATTTAAAACTAAGTTTTAACGATTATACAAAGGATAGCAATGGATAAGCATAAAATTATTTTTAAAGCAGCAAGGTCTTGGCTATCATCAGAAAGCAATTCAGTACCAAAACCAATTTTAAAATCAATTCCAGAGTGGTATAGAAAAGCAGATAGATATGCAAAAGATTTTAATAATGATTTTATTATTGGTCCAGACAAAGGTAAAATTCCAACCTGGAAGGCATGTCCAGCACTATTTGATATTATGGCAACTGGATATTCTTTAAATACTCCATGTGATATTGAATTTTTTCTAAATGAAAATAATAAAATTGATGTTAAAGTTCATAATTCAAAATATGCTTCATTTATCCAAAAAAGACCTGCAATGCCACAGTTTATGCATCCAGAAGGATATTATCAAGATCATTTTGCTTGGTTTGGTGATTGGCAAATTATTCTTCCAAGTGGATATAGTGCAATTTATGCAACGCCATTTAATAGGTACGAGTTGCCATTTTTAACCACAAGTGGTATTATTGATTTAGATAAAGTACATCAGCCAGGATCATATCCATTTTTTGTAAGAAAAGGGTTTACTGGTATTATTCCAGCAGGAACTTCATATATTCAGTTAATTCCATTTAAAAGAGAAAATTGGACTTCAGAAGTAATTGAAGAGCCAGATCAAAATAAAATAAAAAAAGAATATCAAGAAAATACTCGTCTTTATAGGGTTCCAGATGGAGGAGTTTATAAAAAAAATATATGGGAGCCAAGAACCTATGAATAAAGAAAATGGTATAATAAAAATATGATCAATAATGTTAATCCATATAAAAAAGAATCAATAACTCCGTCAGGATTTTTTGGTAATGACAAATCTATGATTGTTGAACTAGAAAACTTTATGACAAAAGAAGAAGTCGAATATCTTGAAAATGCAGCAAAGTCTATAACTATATGGGATATTACTGAAACACATAAAAATGAAAATGGTACTGTAATTTATGATGCAGACTACTGGAAAGATCGTGTTGCAACTGGTAAAACATTAGATAAAAATGATCCAAAAATTGCAGAAATTTTAGAAGGTCTTTTTAAAAGATTAAAGGCAGAAATTGAAACTTTTTTTAATGTTGTTGTTGAGCCAACAGGAAAGGCTATTGTAAAATGGCTTCCTGGACAATTTCAGCACCCACACGCAGACAAGGAATTGCACGAAGGTCCAGATGCTGGAAAGCCAAATGATTTTCCACATTATGATATTGCAAGTTTATTTTATTTAAATGATGACTACATTGGTGGAGAGTTATATTTTCCATTGCAAGATATTCAGATTAAACCCAAAAAGGGTGCTGCTTATTTTTTTCCAGGTGACAAAAATTATATACATGGAGTAACAAAGGTTGAAGAAGGAATTAGATATACTTGTCCATTTTTTTGGACAATTTTAGAGCATACTGGAGATAAAAAACCATGACAAATATATATAAAGATTCAATTGAGTTATATCCAAATATAATTGTTTATAAAAATTTATTTAAAGATGCAAATAAAAATTATGAAACATTAAAAGAATCTACAGAGGGGGATTCAGATAGATTTTTTAATTATTGGTCACAGTGGTCACAATTTGGAGAATATTTGAATCCAACCCTATTGGATTCAGACATTAAGATTGAATTTATTAATGATGTTGATCTATCAACAAAAAAACAAAATAATCAAAAAACTGTTCTTGTAGAATTGCTTGATAATTTTAATTTTGTCATTAGAGACTATATCTCTCGTACTGGAGTTGATGTTGATTTTAATGAAAAAGTTATCAATACAGAAGGACATACTGTTCCAAGATGGGAAAGGTATGGTCCATCAATAGTAAAATATCAAGATTATTCTAAAACCAATACGAGTGTTCCTTTGGCTATGTCTTATCACTCTGATTTTATTAGACAGCCAATAACAAGTCCAGGATATAAATTTGCAATAACAGTTCTTACTTATTTTAATGATGATTATCAAGGTGGAGAAATTGATTTTGCAATAGGTAAAGAGTTATATAAATATAAACCAGAAATGGGAGATATTGTAGTTTTTCCATCAGGACATCCAGATGTTTTAACAAAGGATGGAAATGTTTATTTACATGGAGTTCTTCCTGCAAAAAATGGACATAAATATCTTTCTAGGATGTATTTAGTAAAATATGAAGAGGGATCTTCTGAGTGGTTTGAAAATGAAGAAAAATTTGGAAAAGAAGTTTGGGCATCAATGCAAAATGATATAATGATAAAGTTTAATGAAGACAATCCACAAAAACGTGAAATTAAAGATGGAGTAAGAATAAAATGAATTTAAATAATAAGCAAAGATTGTCAAAAGATATAGTTGTTTATGAAAATTTTTTAACAGAAGAAGAATCTGCTGCAGTTATTAAAGTTTTAGAAAAAGCAGTTGAAAATAATACAATATCTTGGACACCAATTTCTTTTTATGAATCATACTCATCTGTTCTTCCTCAAGATAACGATCCAGCATTAGAGGAGTTTGGGCTATCGCCAACATTTTTTTCAGATGTAAAAAGTAAAATAATAGAAGCAGTAGCATCAATTGAAGATATAGATCCAATGTCCGTTACTCAAATAGGATATCATACTCAAAAATGGGAGCCAGGTGCTTTTGCAAGGCCTCATTCTGATAATACTGATGAACATGGAAATCCATCAGCATTTGAAAGAAGTAGATATGCTGCTTTTATTTATTTAAATGAAAATTTTGAAGGTGGAATATTAAATTTTACTAAAAACAATATTTCAGTAAAACCAAAAGTAGGACTTCTTGCTGCATTTGCAGGAGGTTTTGAAAATATGCATGAAGTAACATTAATTACAAAAGGAATAAGATATACTTTAGGTTCTTTTTGGGATGATAGAGAAGAGTCAGATTATCCAGAAGAATTAAGAAAGCAATGGGAAGAGGAAATTAAGAAAGTAAGAGAGTACCAAGAAAAAGAAAAAGCAGAATGGCAAGAAATGATAAAAGATGGATATAAGTTAGATAAAAATGGTAATAAATATAGAATTGAGGAGTTAGATAAATGAAAAAACATGTTTTAGAAGAAAAGGTTTATTATTATGAAGATGCTGTTGAAAACTTAGATAAAGTTATGTCAACTCTTGCTGAAATAGAAAAATTAGATAAAGAGCGCAATAGAGAATCTTGGGATGTTTGGACTTCTTCAAACAATAAAGATTTTGTTTATGGAAAAACAAAATTATTTTATTTACCAGAAATTGAAAAAATGGAAGACGAATATAAAGAAAAAATGCAATTTGTATATGATTCAATTACAAAATCTTTTTATAATGTTTGTAAGGATTACGCTGTAAATCAAAATGACCATGATGAACCAAAATTATTTCCTTCATTTAATATTAAAATATATAATACTGGAATTGGTATGGGGCCGCATTTTGATCAACTTGATGGAGATAAAACATTGAGATATTCTTTAGTTATGTATTTGAATGATGATTGTGAAGGTGGAGAAATATCTTTTACTTTGTCTGACTATGATGGAGTATTGCAAAAAAGAAATGCAAATCCAGACTATGAAAAAGCAGTTGAAAACAAAGAAATTGATTTTGGCATTAAGCCAAAAAGAGGAAGTGTAATTATATTCCCTTCGTCAGCGCCATATCACCATACTGCACATGTAGTTAAAAGTGGTGTAAAGTATATGATTCCAGGACATTGGATTCATAATGATATGGAATTTAATAAAAATGATATGATGTAATCACTATGTTATTACATCCTGACTCTGAATTAAAGCCAAATCATCAAAATTTAGTGGAAGACTATATAAAAGGTGTTAATGAAAAAACACAAAGTGTTTATATGTTGACTATTGCAAGAGATGGAGAGCAACCAGCAAGAAGTATTTTATACTATAGCAATGCAGTTGATGCTGCTTTTGCATACAATAAATATACTGATTGGGGATTTGCAAAAAATTTTTTAACTGTAACCCTATATGAACCTTCAGGCACAGTAAATCAAAAGGTATTAAAAAGAGATCAAGCGGGTGAATGTACTTTTATTAGAAAAGACTACTATGATATTCAAAAAATACTTTATGGAATAAAAGATAATATAGATAAAAACATTTATAATAACTTATGTATTGACATAATGACTGTTTTTGCTAAAGATAATTGGAGATTTAATCCAGAAAGATTTTTAAACGATCTTGGCGTAGAGCATAAGTTAGAGTCATAGTTTTATTTATATAAAAACTATACCTTATCTATAAGTATAGAGTTTACAAAAACTAAAAACTCTGCTACAATTAGGTATCATTTAAATTCAATTTATTAGGAGATTTTAATTATGTCAGATGTTTTTTCTTTTCGTCTTTCAGATGAATTCGTTAACAAATATGTAGGAATTGAGCCACCTTTTGGCTTTAAGGATGCTGGTCTTAACTCACTTGGAGAGATCACATTTATTCGTACATATTCAAGAGTAAAGGAAGATGGTAAGAAAGAAAGATGGCATGAGGTCTGCAAAAGAGTAATCGAAGGCATGTATTCAGTACAAAAGAATCATGCTAAAGAAAACAGACTACCTTGGAATGACTATAAGGCTCAAAAATCTGCACAAGAAGCCTTTGATCGTATGTTTAATCTTAAGTGGACACCACCAGGACGAGGGCTTTGGGCATTTGGAACACCAATGACTATGGAAAAGCGTAATTCTGCTGCCCTTCAAAATTGTGCAATGGTATCTACAAGAGATATTGATAGAAATGACCCAGGAGCATTGTTTGCTTGGGTAATGGATGCATTAATGCTTGGTGTTGGTGTAGGATTTGACACAATTGGTCAAGATAAAGAAATGCCTATTTATGGTCCTACAGAGCCAGTTGTTATTTATGAAATTCCAGATACTCGTGAAGGTTGGGTAGAGTCTGTAAGACTTCTTCTTAATTCTATGTTAAGACCAAATCAAAATATACAAGAGTTTAAATATGATTTGATCAGACCTCTAGGAGCACCAATTAAAGGCTTTGGAGGAGTTTCTAGCGGTCCACAACCACTAATTGATCTTCATACAAGGATACGAAAAGTAATTGGTTCTAGAGTCGGTGAGACACTAGATTCAAGAGCAATAGTTGATATTGTAAATTTAATTGGAACTTGTGTTGTTTCTGGTAATGTTAGAAGATCAGCAACACTTGCATTAGGTTCTGCTGGAGACAATGATTTTATTAATTTAAAAAATGGAGAGGTATTTCCAGAAAGAAATTCATTTGATTCAGAAAATCCAGGTTGGGCATGGATGAGCAATAATTCTATTTCTGCAACTGTTGGAACTAATTATGATGATTATGTAGATTTAATTGCAAATAATGGAGAACCAGGATTTATTTGGCTTGATGTTGCAAGAAATTATGGTCGTCTTGCAGATCCTGCAGATGGCAAAGATTATCGTGTAATGGGCTTTAATCCATGTGCAGAGCAACCTCTTGAGTCTTATGAACTTTGTACTCTTGTTGAAGTTCATTTAAATCGTCATACAGATAAAGAAGACTTTTTGCGTACACTAAAGTTTGCTTATTTATATGGTAAAACAGTAACTCTTGTTCCAACACACTGGCAGATTACAAATGGAATTATGCAACGTAATCGCAGAATTGGTACATCACTAACTGGTATTGCATCTTTTGCAGATACTCATGGACTTCCAACTACAAGAGATTGGATGGATGAGGGATATCAAACAATTCGTAAATACGATAAACAATACTCAGAATGGCTTTGTGTTCGTGAATCAATTCGTGTAACAACAGTTAAGCCATCAGGATCTGTGTCCTTGCTTTCAGGGGCATCTCCAGGAGTTCATTGGCCAGTAGGAGGAGAATATTTTCTTCGTGCAATTAGATTTAGTGACCAAGATCAGATGGTTCATTTATTTAAAGCAGCAGGATATAAGGTTGAACCAGATTTAGTTTCATCCAATACAGTAGTTGTTTAGTTTCCAGTACACTCTGGGCATCCAAGATCAGA